AGACCGCAAACGGTACCAAACCCACTGGGATAAGATAGTCACGGTAGGCACCAATGCAGGTAACCCGCTCTCCGTCTGGGGGGGCAATTACCACAAATTCAATACCAAGATCAACTGTAACGGGACAAATGAAGGAACGGTCCAACAAGATAAGAGATATTATTTCTTGGCTTGGGCTTTCGACCCGGAGAGACCGGGACAAACAGGAGAATTCCCCGCAAAACAGTATAGATTAAATATCACATGGAAGACCTACTTCAAAGACCCTTAAGCCGGGCGGGTCACCCTCCGGAGCGACCCGGGCCGAAGAACGCTACGCGAGGCGCCGCCTGCGGCGACGGGCCCGGGATCGCCGTTTAGATAGAAACTACTTCCGTTTGGCCCCGGCGGTGTCGCGATGGAAACAGGTGTCGGGGCTAATACGTGTTGCGTAAAGAGTCAATGCATGTCGCCATATGGGTTAATACATGTTGTGCACGGGGCCAATGCATGTCGCCATATAGGTTAATACATGTTGTGTATGGAACCAATTAATTAGCTCCAAAAGCAACAACAATTACAGATAAAAACAAATAGTGCTATATGTTATGTGTAACTACGGAAACCAGTCTGAGTTAATTCAAGGGTCGGACATCGTAGCGATCAACTGACATCTTCTCCATGTCAGGATCTTCATTAGAAAAGACAACAACATGAGGGTTCTTGGGAAGGACCTTCATCACGGACTTGTACTTGGTTGAGAATACCATTCGATCTTTGAGTTGCTCGAGGACAGTGTACTGCAGGAACTCCATTCCTCCTCTAGGAACATTGACAAGAAAAATAAGCTTGTCAGGATCAATTGCAAAACACATATCATCACGTTTGCCAACGCCGAGGATCTGCACAGTGCCTGGATGCTTCGTTAGAAGCCACTGTTGAAACCACGTTTTTCCTTTACCTCCCTCAGAATCGACATAGAAGATAACAGAACGATCATCAGCATCAGCAGAAAGCTCTTCCTCCAAAGCCGCCTGCCACGGACGGGGATCACCCTCACGAATGTTGGGAGGTGGAGCACGAAGACGAGCAAGGGAAGCAATGTCAATCTTTCGCAGAACAGCAACAGGTTGTTCAAGAGCAATCTCACGGTCAGTTGGGGCACGACCATTGTCAGCAATAAACTCATCCACCCAATCAACAATACGTTCTAAATCCTTACGTCTACCCTGGTTTATGGGAAGCTCTCCTCGTTCAAGGAATGCTCCGTCCTTCTTACAGTAGTCACTCGCCTGCGCAGAAGTTCCATTCGCAGGAGTCCAATGTCCGCCACCGATCTCGGCGACCAATTGGCGTCGGGATTTCGCAGAGGTGAAGACAACGAATCCCTGAAGATGCGGCGTCTGCGTCGTCGGGGCGCGTTCCTTACCGTAGACGAGATATACACACGCGAGGGAGGCGAGGGCGTTCTCATGCTCATCAGTGTAGTTGTTGATCGTAAAACACCAGCGTTTAGCACGACGATTGGCCATTGTCATTTTGTACCAGAAGTGGCCTGGGGTAATAATGCTGCGCGCCCAGGCCAAAGTTCATGCCACAATACTTACCTTAGTACAAAACGTGTTAACACGTTTTCAACATAGGGTTCAAACATGTACAAACGTAAACGGTCAATCCGTTATCGCAAACGCGGTCCTGCGAGAAAAATAACTCGCAAAAGGCGATACACGGGACGAAAACGGTTAAAGAAGACAATCAAACGTGTCATGATGAGTAATGTGGAAACGAAAGTACAAGGCGCGTGCACTAGCTATCTACTTGATACCACTAACGCAGTTGCAGTTACACACTTTGCTATGATCAACCTAAACGACATAGAAATTTATGACGGGACCAACACTGTGCAACAATTCCAATCTAGGTTTGGCCAGCAATACAATCTATTGGGCACAAGAATTAGATGGAATGTCATGTACGGAAACGGACCTGCACCTGAAGGAAACAAGGCTATCATGGTTAGAATGATGGTGATCAGTGCTAAACGCAATATACAAGCTCAATTTGAACCTAACCCGGGTGTGGATATGTTCATAGACAGTCTAAATGAACAAATTACTTTCGACAGTATGAATCAAACATTCGCTTTGATGTCCTACAATCTAGACCGCAAACGGTACCAAACCCACTGGGATAAGATAGTCACGGTAGGCACCAATGCAGGTAACCCGCTCTCCGTCTGGGGGGGCAATTACCACAAATTCAATACCAAGATCAACTGTAAC